AGAATATCAACACCAACAGGAATAACTTGTTGTGGAGATATTACATTAGATGATTCCACTTGTGATGAAATCATTGAATATGTTACAGATATTGAAGAAAAGGCAAATAAATATGATACTTTGCAACAACAAAAAGATCAACTAATAAAGTATCTAGAAGATTTCGTAAACAAAACAGATTATGAAGTAAATGTAAAAGAGAATTATCCATATCTTGCATGGGCTAATGCTTATAAGGATTTACTAGAAAGGATTAAAAGTGGTAAGTATGAATAAAAAAGAATGTATGGATATATTAGAACAAAATAAAGAGTTACTAAAATTAGTGGAAGAAAATCCGACATTGCCAATGGTGTTCTTTGTTGATAGTGAAGATGTGTGTGACGATTATAGTTATACTTTTATGAAGTTAAGAAGAGTTTATAAAGGAATAATTTATGAGAGCACTATAAATGATGCTGTTTACATTTCTAAAGAAGATTATGTAGAAGAATTATGTGATTATTATTCAGATGATGTTAGATACTCAAATTTAACAGCTGAAGAGTATGAAAAAGAAATGCAAAAAGAAGCAGATAAGGCCCCACATTATGAAGCAATTATTGTTTATATAGGATTATAAGATGTTAACATTGCCAATTAAGAAGAAATGGTTTGATATGATTCTCTCTAGAGAAAAGACAGAAGAGTATCGAGAGATTAAACCATATTGGGATATAAGATTTAAAAATTCATTATATGACATAACATTAGAGAATTGGGTTAAACCAATAATAAAATTTGCTCAAGGAACAGTAATATTTAAAAATGGATATCAAAAGAATGCTCCAAAAATTAAGTGCTTTATAGAATTAAAACAAGGTTATGGTAAAACAGAGTGGGGAGCAGAACCCAAAAAGTTATACTATGTACTTAAAATATTGAGCGTAGAAAGGATAAATTGAAGTTATGAGTGTATTAAGAAAAGCAGCACGTAATAAAGAACGTGAAGAAATTAAAGAACATTATGGTAAAAGAAGCAAGCAACGATGCCCGAAATGTGGAAAATTTTCATTGTTTAAATGGGTAAGTAGACAACACAAAGTAGTTAAATGTGTTAGATGCGGTAAGGAAATCAATTTAGGAGATATAAAATGAAAACAAAAATTTATATTATTAAAGAAAGGAATTCAGATGATTTCAGAAAAGAAGTAAACGAGTATATATCAAATATTGATTTAGTAGATATTAAATTTTCGTATGTAAAAGAAAGGGGACTTTCAGTATATGTAGCAATGATTATATATAAAGTAAAAAAAGACGAAGTAGATGAAGAAGATTATTTTGAACCTTGGTTGTTTTAATAAAAAGGATAAGATGAGAATATGAAAGAAAGTCATAATATAGAAGGTGCATTAAGTAAAAAAGAATTAGAAAGTATATTTCAAAGAAAATTTTTAAATTATGAAGTAGATTTTTTCAATTATATAGTAGAATCTTACTATAAAAATAAAAAATTAACAGTATCTTTTGCTCGAAGAAACCAACGTCATAGTATATTAGATTGTGCTCTTGTTTATATTGCAATGAAAATTATGGAAGAGCAAATCATAAGAGGTGAGAAAAACGAAGGATTATCTGCAGTACCGAGGGGTCTAGCGGAAGAATTATTAAAAAATAGAAAGAAGGAATAATATGATTTTAATTATAATAAGTTTGATTTTAGTAATAGTATCAGCTGCGCTTTTAGGCGTAGACGTAGAAGAGGGGGAATTAAATTTTAGACCAAGAATGCTATTTAGTTTGTTATTTTTGGGAATTAATTTATTTGGTTGTTTTTCAACCGTAAAAACGGGAGAAATTGGAATCAAAACGAGATTTGGAAAGATTACAAATACGTATTTGAGTGAAGGTATTAACTTTAAATTACCTTTTGAAAAAATAGAAACAGTTAATATTAAAGTTCAAAAATATGAAAATGAAGAGACATTGGAAACATCAACTAAAGATATGCAGATTGTTACAGGAATAAAAGTGGTGGTTAATTTTCAAGTAGAAGGTGGACAAGCAGTAGAGCTATATAGAAACGTTGGATCTAATTATAAGGAAACTGTTTTAGAACCTTCTATTCAAGAAACAATCAAAAGTATAATATCTAAATATACAGCAGAAGAGTTAGTTACTAAAAGAAGTGATGTTGCAATAGATATTCAAAATACATTAAATGATAGAACTCACAAATATGGAATCAATATTGTTTCTATAAATATAAATAATTTTGATTTCAGTAAAACTTATAATGAATCTATTGAAAGAAAGGCAGTAGCAGAACAGAATGCTTTAACTGCTCAACAAGAGTTGGAAACTACAAAAGCAGAAGCAGAAAAAAAGAAAATTGAAGCACAAGCCGAAGCAGACGCTAATAAAATTAAAGAAAAATCATTAACAGATAAAATTATTCAACAACAATTTATTGAAAAATGGAATGGAGAACTTCCAAAAGTCACAAATGGAAATAATATATTTGATATTAGTAGCTTATTAAAATAGAAAGGTATGATTATATGAAAGGAATTACTTTGTTAAAAAATATTCAAAAAGGTAAGTTTAACAATGATGATGAATTTGTATATCATAATCCATGCGATACATATAATAAATGCATTGTCAGACTAGATTCAAAAACTCTATATTTTGATATATTCGGTCAGAGATTCACAATTACTACAGACCAAATCTTAAATGGAACGTTTATTAAACAAACAAGCCAAGATGAATTGTATGAACAAGCAATAAATAGAGTTTGTAAAACTCATCACATTTGTGAAGAGAACGATTTTAAATCTATAATTATTGCTTTAGAAAAAGAAATAGATTATTATCGTAACAAAACTAAAAAATTAATGAATAATTAGAAAATACGTAAAAGATAGATATTAGCAAGTTTTTTAATTATCAATAATCAAAAATGTTAATAAACATAATGCAAAAGTATAAAAAAATGTCTAATAAAAAAACTTGTCAGTTTTAGGGACTTTGTCAAGTTTATTAGAGAGAAAGAGAGGGATAAAATGGAAAAAAATATTTTAATCAAATTTGATGATGGTACAGAAGAAATAGTTAAGCTAGGAATTGTGAGTGATGAAGAAGTAGACGAAATCGTAGGAGATATATGTGATAGGTTAAGTATCGTTAAATATCCTTATTTATGTGTAAAAATGGGAAGTTTGGTTATAGAAAATATAATTTTAAATGCTGATAAAATAAAATTAATTAAAATAATAGAAGGATCGTATAATGAAACTAACTAAAGAAGAGTTAATAAGTTTTTTTAACGTAGTTAAGAAACAAGGAAATGATATTGTTATTAAATTAAAAATGCCTAACCAAACAGAGCCAGAAATAATTATGAATTATAACTCTAGTATTGATGTTAAATTAGAATATTACAAAAATACCTATGATGAAAATCTAGTTCATAAAAATTGTAAAGATATTGAAATAATTGATATGTTAGCAACCAAAATACCATTTTAATAATAAAAAAGGAAGGAATGAAAGTAATGAATATAGAGACAAATAAGATTTTTACTATAAAAAAGGAAGTTGTTGATGATAAAACATATTATAAATTGATAATTACTAAAAACAATGGAAAGGTTTTTGGAGAAGTAAAATGCCGTTTTAAAGATGATATAGAGGTAGATACTAATAAAAAAATAAAAATTATAGAATCATGGTTAGATTTTTATATTAAAAAAAGCAACAATACAACAGTTCCGTATATTTTTATAAATCAGTTTGAATATTGCTAGTATAGACTATAATAAGATAATAGAATCTAGCCATGAAATATTAAAAAAATATAGGTATACATACGATAGAACAAGTAAACAATTAATAATCAAAAATTTTATATTAGTAAATGATTATTGTACTTTACGATTGCTACTCTCTTTTATAGATGAAAGAATAAAGATTTTTGTTGAATAGAAAGAGGTGATTGAATGAGTGTAGAAGAAGCTTTAAATATTGTTATAAGGGCACTTGAGGAAAATACAAGTTGTGGAAGACTAGGACAGCAGGTTAGAAAGGCAAAGTTAATTTTACATAGCTATGTGATTGATAAACTGGTAGAAGATAAAGAAAAAGAGGAAAAAAATGTTAGAGTTGGATAAATACTTTGCCAGGTATAGAAACATTTGTAAAAAGATAACAACAAAAGAATTAGAGTTAGAATCGTTAAGAGAAGAAATATCTATCTCTTCATCTTCTTATTCTGAAAAAACAAGCTCATCAATGATTCCTAAAGGTTTAGAATATGTACAAATAAAAATAGAAAATTTAGAAGAAGAACTTGTTTCTTTGAATTATCAAAAACAAGAGATAAAAGATGAATACATCGAAGATTTCAAGATCCTTTCAAAAGAAGAATATGAAATAATTTTAACTAGTTATTTTCTTGATAAAATATCTATAAAAAGCATTTCTATTAAGTTAGGTCATTCTGATGGCTATATTAAAAAAATGAAGAGAGAGGCAATAAAAGAACTATTAGATAAAGTGGTATATATTGTTGCTTAAAATAAAAAATACATAGATTTACATTTTCTATGTATTTTTTGTGGAATCTCTTGAATATTTTAAGTAAACTTCGTCAATTTGACTTTTTATTTCATTAACAACAAGTAAATATTTTTCTTCTTTATTTTTTAATGAGTAAAAGCAACCTCTATCTATATTATTTTCTTTTAAAATATGAATAGGGCTAATATTACTAATATCTTTAATAAATTCAATGTTTTTTTCTTTTGTATCCAAAATAAATTTATTATCATTAATTTCTAAATATAACTCTCTCAATTGTTTTCTCATCTCGTTGCTTACTTTTTGCATATTTTCAAGAGAATAAAATCCTGTATAAAAACCACTTGTATCAATGTTAAAATTATTCAAAATATTACTGACACCTATATTATTGAAATCTTTTATGAATTTTAAATATTTTTCTTTATTATTCATATTTTGCCACCCAATTTCATTTTATCATGATTTTAGTATTTCTTCTAGTAAATGAGTTCTTTTTCTTCAATAACATATTCAAATTCGCTATTTCCATCATCATAGTCGCGCTGACTCATATATCCACTAAAATAGGTTTTAGTATTATTACAAATTAATTCTTCTAAATTTTTATCTACTAGCTCAATTGTTTTATTTCCTTCTATAATATGGTTATTTTTGATTTCTGTACGTAAATATTCCTTTAATTTTTCTATACAAATATTTTTATCCTTATAAACTCCTAAAATATTATTTGCTCCATATTCTGTATAAGAAAAAGCTAATTCTTTGTAATAATTTACTTTAAGTATATATATTGTTTCTTTTGGTTCTTCTTCCTCTTCCCAAACAGTCCAATAAGAATCACCATTTCCATCATCAAACATTTCTAAATACTCATCTTCTGTATAGTGCTTATGTAAGCACTCTTCACTACAATAGTATTCCATTCCGTTTTCAATTACAAATCCCTGCTTCATTTTCATTTTACATTCTGAACATTCTCTCATATTATTTTACTCCTTTTCTTAAGTTTTCTTTTTTTATTGCATAATATCCATATAATTTTTCATAAATACTTAAAATAGTATCAAATTCTTCTATTTTAAAATATCTATATTGTTCTAATTCTGTACTAAAATTTATTAACTCCAGTTCTAATGGTAAAGTAGTATAACTAATACATTTATTTTTCAACTCTTCCCAAGAATCGAGAATATAAAATTCTTTCTCTTCTTCTTTAAAAACTTCATTATCATAGTTTTTTATTAATGCTTTTAATTTTTCCATTTCTATTATCTCCCTTAATTAACTCCTAACGTCTTCTATTTTTTTCAAAAAATGAGATTTTTTTATAACCTGATAATTTCATAAACTCGTTAAATAACTTTATGGTTTTATTTTGAAAACTTTTTTTTAAGAACTTAAAGGGTGCTATATTGATATAATTGTTAAACTCTTCTAATGTATTAATAGATAAAATCAATCCTTCTCTTTCTGGCAAAGTTGTATTCATAATGATTAAAAATTTTATATTATTTCTATTATTAAAAAAGTCCTTTTCAATCTTTCTGCTATTTTCTAATAGCCAAGCAACTTCTTTAGTAGAAAATAAATCATAAAAATCTAAATCAATTCCAGCATTTAAAAGACAAGAAGCTTTTTGATGTAACATGTTAATTTCTGCTAATTCATATATTTTCATTTTAATCCTCCATCCAAATATTATATAATTGTTCTAGTGTATAATCCCAATAATATGCGATTGTCATTTCTTTTTGTTCTCCCATTTCTTCCCAGGTGATTTTTAAATAGTTATTATCTATTATTTCGCAATCTATAAAATGCCCATCTATGTTATAATCTTCTTTAGCAAATAAATACCATCTATTATCAATCATATTTTTTAAATATTCTTTAATCTCTTCCAATTTCATTTTTAAATCTCCTTCATTATTTACTTATTTTAATTTTTATAATATAATTATAGTCAGAGGCTTTAAATGCCTCTAACTATAGCGATTACTTTATTATCTTTTATGATAACTTTGTAATCATTGTTTTTAAGAAGCTCTATATCAGCACTTGTTAATTGAGATATAGGCTTCTTTTTTATTTCTGTCATTTTATCACTTCCTTTCTATTACTAAAATGATGTCATATCGTTGTTGTAAATATCAAGCCGTTTCTTGCTTGACTAAATACATGATAACATATTACTAAAATGATGTCAATGTTTTTTTTGAAAAATTTTTAATTTTATTTTTTATATAGTATACAAGCCTTTATTTTTAAAGCTTTTTCTTGTGAAAATTTTTTTAAAATGAGAATGTAAAGAAAAAAGTATGATTATATATATCTTATATATAGTAAAAATAAAAATTTTTATTTCCTTTTTAAAGTTTATTTTTTTTATCTTTTTTTATTTTCCCTTTTAGCACAATAAAAAAGGTAGTATAGTACCCCCCAGGGGGGGCAAGGGGGTATAATGTACGTGTGTACTGGCAACGGGTGGCTCCCCGACAAAACCGATTTCTACGCATAGTAAGGGGTGGTTAGGTCAAAATTGGATACCAAATGATACCAAATGACACCTTTTGACACCTTGCAATACTTTTGCTATATGTTAAAATGGTATCATATAGCAATATTGAAAAAGTATGGCTATATAGGTTATTTATTTTTTTGTCACATTCTTGTAACTTGCTGAAAAAGACATTTATTATAAGTGTCTTTTTCTATTTATAGGAGACAGTAGTGTTGCCCCCCATGTCCCATTACTGTTTCCTATAAGTGGAAAAGGGTAGATGATAGATGAATTTGGTTGCGTTTATAAGAGATTGTGAAAGAAAAAATAGAATGGATAAGGTTTACAAACTAAAAGAATGGAGAGAACTTCGAGATATAGTTTTAAAGGAATCTCACAACGAATGTTATGATTGTAAACAACTAGGAATTATAACCTTGGGAACTGATGAAGAACCTCTAGAAGTTCATCACATTAATTTTGTAAGAGTAAGACCTGATTTGTTTTTATCCAAGTTTTTTATAGACAAAGATGGAAAAATCAAACCCAATCTAGTGGCATTATGTCATAAGTGTCATGACAAAAGGCACAATAGATTTAGTTCTTCTAGTAATGACTTTATTAATGATGAAAGATGGTGATAATGTGGTACGAAAAAAGAACAAAATTTTAGACTTGAAAAATTCAGAACAGTATCAGAAAGTAAAAAAATCTTTGATTCAACAACTTTCAGATGAAGAAAAAAATATTTCAGATTATTGTTTAGATATAATAGACCATTATATGGCTCTATGGACCACATCAAAGGCACTGGAATCAGACATAGAAGAGCGAGGAGTTACTATTAGTTGGGACAATGGTGGGGGACAAAAGGGAATTAAAAAGAATGATAGTATTGCTGAATTAAATAAAACAATTCAGCAAATGTCAAAGTTACTAGAATTGTTAGAAATAAACCCTAGTGATTCGGTAAGTGATCCAGATGGAGACAACTTATAAGACCCCATTTCCAAAAGATGTAAAAATTTACATTGATAAAATAAAAAAATGTCCTAATGTAGTAAATACAGAAAGACTTTTATTAGTAGAATATTTAGAATATGTATTTCAAAATGAAGAATTGGTTTATTCAGAAGAGCAGATATTAAAATATTTTAGTTATGAAAAATATTTTCCTCATGCTCTTTTTGAATGGGAAAAATTTTTGTTTGTTTTACATTATTGTGTTTTTAGAAAAGATGGTCTTCCAAGGTGGTCAGATTTATTTTTATATGTAGGAAGAGGAGCAGGTAAGAATTATTATCTATCATGGGAAGATTGGTGTGCAATAACCCCAACCCATGGAATCATGGAATATGATATTGATATCTGTGCTACATCTGAAGAACAAGCTATGACCACTTTTAAAGATATTTACAATATTTTAGAAAATGAGACAGACCCAATTAGGAAAAGAATATTTAAAAAAAATTTCTATTGGAATCAAGAGAAAATAGTGAATAAAAAGACCAATAGTACTATTAAATATAGAACTAACAATGCAAAGAGTAAAGATGGGCTACGAAGTGGAGCAGTCAATTTTGATGAATACCATGCTTATGAGACTTATGATAACATCCAAGTATTCAAGACTGGTTTAGGTAAGAAAGAAAATCCCAGAACTACTATAACAACAACAGATGGAGATGTTAGAGATGGTCCTTTAGATAAGAAAAAGAAAACAGCTTTAGATATATTAAACCGTCGAATCCCAGATAATGGACTACTTGTTTTCATGTGTAAATTAGATGATGAGAGTGAAGTAGAAAATATTGAAATGTGGCAAAAAGCCAATCCATCTTTGGAATATAGACCTAGTTTATTAGAGGAATTGAAAAAAGAATATGTAGATTATCTTGAAGACCCAATAAGTAATTCTTCTTTTATGACTAAAAGAATGAATATTCCTAAAGAAAAAGATGACACCCATATTACTTCATGGGAAAATATTTTAGCAACAGGTGAAGAAATAGGAGAAGATGGAAAAATTGCCATCAGAAATGTTCCAGATTTAACTGGAATGAGATGTGTAGCAGGAATAGATTTTGCTTCATTTTCTGATTTTGCTTCCATTTGCTTAATATTTAAAAAAGATTCTACTTATTATACTATTAAGCATTCATGGATATTGAAAAAATCACGAGATTATCCAAGAATAAGAGCACCTTTACAAGAATGGGAAGCAAAAGGATTGTTGACCATTGTTAATGGAGATGAAATAGATCCACACTTATTGACAGAGTGGTTACAATTACAACAATTAAAATATAAAGTTATAGCGATAGCAGCAGACCATTATCGATTTACACTAATTGAAAAAGCTTTTAAAGAAATAGGATTTGATAGTAATGATAAAGAAAGAGTAAAAAGAGTAAGACCAAGCGACATAATGATGGTAGTTGATACTATATCCAGTGCTTTCAATACTAAAAAAGTAGTATGGGGAGATGACCCACTAATAAGATGGGCTGCATGGAATACTAAATTAGTACTAGCTAAAAATGATAATTATGTATATGACAAGATAGAGCCAAAGTCTAGAAAGACAGACTCATATATGGCTTTTGTACATGGAATGGTATTAACTTTATCAATAGAATTAGAGAAAAAACCTATGAAATTTATACCAATTATTAAATTAGGCAAGGGGTAGGAGGTAGTTATGAGATTATGGAAAAAACGAGATGAGGATATTTTTGACTATCTTGACAGTAAAGTAGATAGGGCAAAATTGCAATCATGTTGTTCTCATGAAATAAATGAAATTAATTTTTTAAAATTAGCCGTATATATTGTATCTACTTATATTGCCACTGCTATTTCTACTTGTGAATTTAAAGTATACAATAGCGATGGTTTAATAAAAGATATTAATTATTATAAACTAAACGTATCTCCGAATCCTAATGACACAGGAACTAAACTGAAATATAAGATGGTTAAAGAATTGGTACAAAATGGTGAATCGTTAGTAGTACAGTATAAAAATAATTTATATTTTGCTGAATACTTTGGATATGCAAGTGAATCAATTTTAGGTTATGAATTTGATAATGTAACTATCCAAAATGAACCAATAGCAAAGGAGTTTAATAGAAAAACTTCTTTTTATTTTTCGTTTGATGATGAAAAAGTGAAGTCACTGCTAGATACAATTGATGTTAAATATAAAGAATTACTATCTTGTGCAACTAAAGTATATAAGAATTCATTAAGTAATAAATGGAAATTAAAGATAGATACTGCTAAACAAAATGATCCTACATTTGAGGAAGAGTTCAACGATTTTGTTACTAGTCAATTAAAAGAATTTTTAACCAGTGATGAAGGTGTTTATCCAGAACTTAATGGGTATAATTTAGAACGATTAGAAAAAACAGATAGTAAAAGTGATTCTTCTGATATTAGAAATATTAGAAAAGATATTTTTGATATGGTATCTCAATCTTATAAAATGCCTGTTTCCATGATGTATGGAAATGTTACTAATTTAAAAGAAGTTATTAACCAGTTTATTACTTTTGCAGTTAAACCATATGCTAGTTTAATTGGTGAAGAAATTACGAGAACACTTTATACAGAACAAGAAATATTAGATGGAAACAGAGTGGAAGTAGATATTTCTTCTATTAATTATAAAGATATTTTTGATATTGCTAATGGTATTGATAAATTAATATCTACTGGAATAGCAAATATTGATGAAACTAGAAAAATGGTAAATTTACCTGTTTTAGATACAGAATTTTCTAAACAATATTGGATGACAAAAAATTATTCAAAAATAGAAGAAGCTGTGCAAGAACAGTTAGTACCTAATTCAAGTAGTAATGAAAGTAATAACAATTCCGAATATAGCAATTTGGAAGGAGGTGATGTTCATGAAAAAAAATAAAAAGCAATATTATTCTTTAGTTCAAAATGAAGAGGAAAAAAGTGCTGTATTAAATATTTTTGGAGATATTACTTCCTTTCCTTGGGAATCCGTTGGTGAAGTTTCTAATTTTTTATTATCAAAAAAACTAGAAGATTTGAGTGATGTAAATATAATAGATGTTTACATTAATAGCTATGGTGGAGAAGTGGCAGAAGGTTTGGCAATTTATAACGCTTTAAAGCGTCATAAAGCTAAAATTGTAACTCATGTTGATGGGTTTGCTTGTTCTATAGCCAGTGTCATATTTATGGCTGGAGATGAAAGAATTATGCCATCAACTTCATGTTTAATGATTCATAATCCTTGGCTTTATACAGCAGGTAATGCTCAAGAGTTAAGAAAACAAGCTGATGACTTGGATGTGATAGGAGAATGTTCTATTAATGCTTATATGGAACATTGCAAAATTACAAAAGAGGAATTAAAGGAATTGTTAGATAATGAAACATGGTTATCTTCTTCTAAAGCAAACGAACTAGGCTTTGCCACAGTGGTAGAAAAAGATGATGAAGAAGAAAAAGCTAGTCAGAATGTTAAGAAAAAAATTATTTCTATGTTATTAGAACAGAGTGAAGATGAAGAAGAACCAAAAACTGATTCAGAAAATGAAGAAGATAATATGATATCTACTGAAAATAATGATTCAGATGAGGAACAAGTTAATACAGATTCAGAAAATCAAGAAGACACTAATAATAGTGAAGAGGATAACGAAAATAAGGAATCCATTGGTGAAGGTGAAGATAACGCTAATACCACTGATGAAGAATCTGATAAGGAAAATGGCGACGAAAATAAGGAAGATGATGGTAGTCCATCAGAACAAGCAACACAAATGGTGGGTGCTTTTTTTATGAATTTAGAAAAGGAGATGTTAAAATGAAATTTTATTCAGAACAAGAACATACAAAAGAGATTATGAATGCTATTAAAAGCAAAGATGAAAATAAGGTGGCGGAAGCTCTTCAAAATTTTCATAAAAGTTTAGTTGAATCTATGAAGGAAGATTATGAAGAGGTAGTAGCTAATGCAGATAAGACAGTATTAGCTCAAAGAGGTTATAGGGTTCTTACTAGCAAAGAAACAAAATTCTATGAGAAATGGATTGAGGCTGCAAGGTCAGATAACCCAAAACAAGCATTAACTGATTTATTAAAATTGGATGATGGAATGCCTGAAACAATCATAGAGGATGTTTATAAAGATTTACAGGAACAACATCCATTATTAAGTAAGATTAAATTTCAAAATGTTAAGTATTTAACGAAGTGGTTATTGAATGACCATACTGCGGATAAAGCTGTTTGGGGAGAACTTACCGAAGAAATTATTAAACAAATTGAAAGTGCATTTAAAATGATTGATGTAGTTCAAGGAAAGTTAACTGCCTTTGCAATTATTGCAAAAGATATGCTTGGTTTAGGACCTGCTTTTTTAGATAAGTATATTAGAACTATTCTAAAGGAAGCTTTATCTTGTGGGTTAGAATACGGAATTGTTAAAGGTAAAGGAATTAAAGGTGAACCAATTGGATTAAATAGAAATATTGCAAAAGGTGTTTCTATTGACACTGAAAATGGATATCCAGTTAAAACAGCTATTAAGGTTAAAAGTTTTGCAATTTCCGATTATTGTTCTTTACTTGCTAACAATATTTCTAAAAAAGAAAATGGAAAAACTAGAATATTGACAAAAGTACAATTAATAGTTAATCCAACAGATTATTTAGAAAAGGTTATCCCTGCTACTACTTTGTTAACTACAAGTGGGGAATATAAAAGAGATTTATTCCCATTCCCAACAGAAGTTATTCAAACAGAAGCATTAAATCAAGGAGAAGCAATTTTGGCAGTATTAGAGGAATACTTCTTCGGTATTGGTGCAAGTAAGGAAGGAATATTAGAGTATAGTGATGAGTTTAAATTTTTGCAAGATCAAAGAACTTATAAAATAAAAATGTATGGTTTTGGTAGAGCAGAAGATAATACTTCATCTATTTTATTAGATATTAGCGATATAGAACCTACTTATATTACTGTAAATGCTAAAAGCCAAACAGTAGCAGCTGCTAATAATACAACAACTGACAATCAAGATAATACTATAGTTGCTTAACGTTGATTTTAGATAAGGGGTGATATTATGGGGAAACAAGAAAATAGTTCAGAAGAAACTAACACTTTACTAGACACATTGTATCAACAAGTGTCTAGTAGATGTTATATCACTAGTAAGGATAATTTGATTAAAGAAAGACTAGAAAAAATTATTAAAAATGCTTTGATTTCTGTTAAATCGCTACTTGGTATTCCAGAAGAAAGTTTTGATTTTTCAAAAGATGGTAAAGAAAACGAATTATTTCTTAATTATTGTATGTATCGTTGGAATAATAGAACTACAAAAGAATTTGAAAATAATTATATGAGCGATATTTTATCTGTTAGAAATGAAAATGAAGTTAAATATTATAGGTCATTAAAGGAAGAAAACAATGAATGAAAATTATAATGATGGTGTTGCTAATTTTTATAGAAAAAAGCCAATTATCAATAGTTTCCAAGCTACTAAAAATGTAACGTCAAAAGAAGATTTAGAATATGTAGATAAATTCTTCTTTAAAGAAGAAACGCAGAGACAGCAAGATATTGTTTTTGCAGGAGCGATGGATAAAAAGCTATCTATGAAAATAAGTATCCCTTATTGTAATACTCTTAAAAGTGATTATTCCGTTATTATTGATAATTACTTATACTCTATTTTTCATATAGATCCAGATAAAAAGAAAATGAAAACTTATATTTATTTAGAAGGAGAGAGAAGAATTGAGAGATAAAATTTCAGAAGCATTAGAAAAATGGGAAAACAAAAGATTAAATTTAACAGAAATTGAAGATATCAACAAAAAGGAAAAACGTATATTCTATGGTCAAAAACCTATTAGTATAAAACTTGACGATTGGAATTACGTTATTTTTGGAATGGTAGAAATAAATAAAAGTGGTGATAATTCTTTAGATTTAAGTGGATACTATTTTGTTGATATTATTAGAGAAAATTTTGTTGATGACGAAACAATATTTTCTTTAATAGAAGCAATGGAAGAGATTCCAGGTATTAAATTGTGCCGAGGCACTAATCCAATTGATTATATAACCAAAGGCAATACTAGCATAGTCTGTGAAATGATGCGATTAATGTTTACAAGACCAATGAAAAGGAAAAACATAAATGTCGAGAATTAAAGTTCATTTTGCTTTGAAAGATGATGATTGGGAACAGTATTTACAAAGGGTAGAACAATTCCCAGATAAAGTAAAAAAAGCAGTAAATGATTATATGCATGATGATGCTAGAAATTTAATGATAAAAAGTATAACTGGAGAACTTCCAAAGTCTGATAGACAAAAGAATGGAAATAGGGGACATGCTAAAACGAGTGAATGGTATGTCTCTTTTAATTTCGACCAAGCAGTAACAATAGAAAATAAGTTGAAAGGTAATAAACACACTAGTTTTTATTATCTTTTTTTTCCTCATGAAGGTACAGTTTATCAAAAGTCTAATCCTTTTGCTGAACGTGCTGTTGATAAGGAATATAATCGTATTGTAACTGATTTATTCAATGTAATTGATAGAGAAATAAAGGAGGATTTGTAATATATGGATACAGAATTTTCAAGATATGAAATTAAAAAATCACATATCAAAATTGATGGTGAAGAAACAAAGGCTATCACTTTAAATTGTGTGGGGTCTGTAGAAGAGGAATTGAATACTAAAACTGTTTCAAAATCTTGTGAAGGTGTTGTTAAAAAGCAACGAACACGTGGAGATGGGACAGGTACGTTAACAGTGTCATTACATATCCCATACAATCTTTATAAAGATATATATGGAATGGTAGGAACTGGATTAATTGAAGGAGTAAATGCTTATGGTAAAAATTCTTTACATAAAGTTTTTACTTATACAGCAATTGTTAAAGATGAGGATGGAAATGAATTGTTAGTAGCATATCCTTGTTGTGTTGTAACATCAGGTCCTAAATCTAGTATTGAAAATGGTGCAGAAGAAATTAGTGAAGGAGAATTAGAAATCAGTATTATGCCAGATGAGTATGATAATTGCAAATATGAAATATTTGTAAGTAAATTACCAGAAGATAAATCTATCACTAAAGAAAAATGGTTAACTGAATTCACTCCATCAATGGTTCAAGTGCCAATAGCGTAAGGGGGTGAATTTTATGGATACAAAAAAATATAAAGTAGTTTCTACTTTTAAAGATAAATATACAGATGAGATTTATACAAAAGAACATGAACCTTTAGAACTTTCAAAAGAACGAGTAGAGGAAATTAGAAAAGTAGAAAAATTAAAAAAGTGTAAATTAATTGAAGAAATTAAAGAAAAATAGGAAAGGGGATATTTGATTTATGAACACTTATAAAGAATTAAAATTAAAAAATGGAGATACAATTAAACTAACTTTAAGTTTAAAAAGATTATTGGTTTTAAAAACAAAAAACATTGATGTGTATGAAGATACTAACAGTATCATTACAAAAGGTCCAAAGGACATTTTTGATATGGTTAAATTGATTTATGCAGGATATTTATGTGCTGCTGATTTAAGCGAGGAAATAATGTCTTATGATGCATTTTTGGAAGTTATTCCAGATGATATAGGAGTTATTGCTTCCACGGCAGGAGATTTAATTAGTCCTAAAAAAAACTAGGTTTTAGAGGACCATTAAAAAAAGCTACTAGGGGGATGCCTTCAAAATTAAAAATACCAAACTTTAAAATTGAAGATATAGAGGACATGTACACTTATTATGTAATGATTTTAAAAATTAGTGAAGATGTGTTCTGGAATGCTGATTTTTCTTTTTTACAATCTATTGTAGCTAATAAAACGGCATACGATGGATTTATACAATATTCAAAGTATCTTCAAACAAAAGAATTAGGTAAGAAAAAGAGGTAAAGGACATGGTATTATCCATGTCTTTTTTATTTTGTAAAGAAAGGAGGTTGAACTGTGGCAAGTAGGAAAAATACAATAAAAACAAATATAGAAGCAAATAGTGAAAGTTTCTTAAAAGCAATGGATGATGTACAGAAATCTATTCGTACTACAAAAACAGAATTTAGCTATATAAATTCTATTATGAAAAGTACTGGGGATGTAACAGATGATTTAACAGAACATAAAAAGATACTTACGTCTGAAATTGATAACGTAAGTAATCAAATAGATATATTAAACCAAGGTTTAAAAGAATCCATTGATAGAAATGGCGAAGATAGTGAAGCAACAAGAATTATGCGTGAAGAAATAAATAAAGCTTCTACTCATTATCAAAATTTAAAAAATAAACTACAAGAAGTTAATGATAAATTAAAAGAACAAATTACACCACTTGGAAAAGTAGCTGAAAAATTTGAAGAAGTTTCTAATGTTGCCGATAAATTTGCTAGTAAAGTAAAGTGGGTTTCGGCTGGATCTGCGGGATTGTTAACTTTAGGAGCGAAAACTGCTATTGATTTAGAGGACGCTTTTGTAGGCGTTACGAAAACAGTAGATGGTACAGATGAACAACTAGAAAAAGTAAGACAAGATATCATGAAACTTTCAAAAGAAGTTCCAATATCAGCTCAAGAACTATTTGAGTTAGCAGAAACAGCAGGTCAATTGGGAATTAAAGTTGAAGATATATCTATATTTACAGAAACGATGGCGAAATTAGGAACTGCTACCAATATGAGTGCTAATGAAGCAGGGGAAGCCATTGCTACATTTGCGAATATTATGGGTACCCTTCCAGAAAATTATGAAAGAATTGGTTCTACTATTGTTAGATTAGGAAATAATTCTAGGGCTACAGAATCGGATATTACCAATATGGCTCTTCGCATGTCTGGTGCAGGTGCTACTTTAGGTATGTCAGAATCTTCTATTCTTGGTTTAGCTACTGCTTTATCTTCTGTTGGATTAGAAGCAGAGATGGGTGGTACTGCAATTTCAAGAGTTATGAACGATTTTAATAGGGCTGCTAATGGTATGGAAACCAAGTATGGTTCACTATCCCAATATGCTCAAATTTGTGGGATGAGTACTAAAGAATTTTCACAAATTGTTAAGACTGATGCAGGGGAAGCTGTTAAGCAATTTATTATTGGTTTAGGAGATACCAATAGAACTGGTAAAAATACCATTCAATTATTGGGAGAACTAGGAGTAAACGAAGTAAGGCTAACTGACACTATGTTACGTCTTTCTAATGCTGGAGGTTTAGTAACTGAATGCATGGAAATGGCAGATGAAGAATGGGAAACAAACAATGCGTTAAACGCAGAGGCAAGTAGAAAATATGCCGATACTGCTTCACAAATTCAATTAGCTAAAAATAAATTTACAGAATTAGCTGATAATTTTGGAAAATTGATGTTACCAACTATTAATGACTTGTTGGGAAAATTTGGAAAGTTAGTAGACTGGTTAAATGGATTAGATGATAGTACTAAAAATACTATTGTAAAAGTAGGAATGTTTACTGCTACATTATATCCATTAGCTAAAGGTGTTGGAAATGTTAGTAGTACAATTGGCAATGTAGTAAAGGTAATAGATAAATTAGGAAAATGTACTAAATTAATTGGTGGAGTCCAAAAGGCTTTTACTTTATTTGGTGGTGCTATTAAGGGTGTAGTAGGTGCATTTGGTCCATGGGGAATAGCAATAGCTGCTGTTATTGCTGCAGTTGTTTTATTATGGACTAAATGTGAATGGTTTAGAGATTTTGTAACTAATGCTTTTCAAGTGATTCAAAAGGTCGCTTCAAATGTATGGAATGCAATTGTTAGTATAATGAAACCAGTCTTTGATACTATTGTTTCTATTATAAAGGTGGCATGGGACGTTATTAAAAAAGTATTTGAAACTACAGTTAGCATAGTGCAGCCTATATGGGAAAAGATTAAAGCGATATTCCAGCCAGTAATGAAGTTTTTTAGTGATACATGGAATTATATAGTATCTACTTTGAAACCAGTAGTAGATTCTCTTTTTAATATGTTTAATGAGGCATGGTTATTAATTAAAACTATATGGGATATAGTAGTACCATATTTTGAAACATTATGGGAAGTTATTCAAACTATTTTCAGTGTAGTAGTTGAAGTATTGGGAGGATATTTTAGTACTGCATGGGAAGTAATACAAACTGTATGGGATTTAGTACAACCGTATTTTGAAACAATTTGGAATATAATTCAGACAATATTTAGTGTTGTTTCTTCTGTATTAGGAGGATTCTTTAGTGCTGCATGGAGTGCTATTAAAACCGTGTGGGATTTAGTACAACCATATTTTCAAGTGATATGGGCTGGTATTTCTGGAGTCTTTAGTGTAGTAAAAGCAGTTATTGGTGGGGCTTTTGAAGCAGCATGGGCAGTAATTAAGACCATATGGGATACAGTAACAGGATATTTTAAAGCTATTTTTGATACGATAGCAGGAATATTCTCTGTTATTAGAAATGTTCTAACTGGTAATTTTAGTGAAGCATGGGAAGGTATTAAAGGAATTGTAGGAACATGGGTAGCATGGTTTCAAGGTATATGGGACAATATTAAAAATGTATTTGGTAAAGTAAAAGATTTCTTTAAAAATATCTTTGTTGCTGCATGGGATGCTATTAAGAATGTATTTAGTAGTGTGGGAGACTTCTTCGGAGGTATTTGGGATACTATTAAAGAAAAATTTACTAATATTGCCCAAAAGGTTGGAGATGCTATGTCTGATACCTTTAAAGCAGCTATTAATGGATTATTAGGAATGGCAGAAAAAGTGTTAAATTTCCCTATAAATGCAATTAATAAGGCAATTGATATTCTTAATAAAGTACCTGGCGTAAACATTGGAAAACTTGATACCTTTGATTTACCAAGACTAGAATTAGGTGGAGTATTGGATAAAGGTGCTAGAACTGTTATCGCAGGTGAAAATGGTGCAGAAGCTATTGTTCCACTTGAAAATAATACAAAGTGGATTAATAGAGTAGCAGAGCAATTTAAAACTTCTATTATTGATACTATGGGTCTTAATAATAATTATATAGAGCAAGTTACTAATGTTTCTGGAATAGAAGAGATTCTTTCAAGATGTGTTGAATTATTAGAGAGTATTCTATATAAACCAAGTGACTTTTATGTTGATGGACAAAGAATATCAGAAGCGACTGCTTCTTCGGATGATGTTGCTAGTGGAGAGTTACTAGAAAAAATAGAGAGGGGATGGGCTGTATGATAAAACAACTATGTTCAAATGGAAAATCAAGTTATGATGATTTTGGTATTTATATTAAGGAAAGAAACCCATCTCTTCCTTCTAAAAGAAAAAATAGTCAGACTGTTCCAGGAATGCATGGATCATACGATTTTTCTTCTTTATATGGAGAGGTAATTTATAATGACAGGACAGTAGAATATAAGTTTGATATTACTGGTTGGGATGTAAATGATTTAGATAATGAAAGAAGAAAAGTATTTGATTGGATTATTAATATAAATCAAACAGAAATATTAGATGAATATTCTCCAAATTATCATTGGTTTGGAAGTTATAGTGATGGAAGTTGGAAGGAAAATGCAGAACAAGGAACTTTAACAGTAAAATTTTTAGTTTATCCTTTTGCAATTGCTAACATTCCAACTGAAAAGAACTTCAATGTTACTGGAAATATTAATCAGTCAATTATTATTGAAAATAATAGTAGCCATAGAGTTATACCCAAAATTATCACAGATAATAATGTAACAGTTACTAAAGACGGAAAAAGTATTACTTTAACGCAAGGAGAATGGGAAGTAGACAATTTCTATTTGGAGAAGGGTGAAAATACTTTAATACTTAATGGAAATGCTAATGTATGTTTCAAATATACGGAGGAGGTATTTTAATGTATGATGTATATGTTATAAATAATGGAATCCAAAGTTTGATTCATACTGATAATGTAATTAGTAAGGATAAAGGTCTAAAGATAACTAATGCGAAAATAGTGGAAGGGATTAATTCAATTAATTCCTTTTCTTTTACTATTTTTCCAAGTAATCCTAGATTTAATGAATTATTCTCCTATACTACTGAAATCATGGTAAAAAATACAAGGCTCAATAAAATAGTTTTTTATGGAAGAATTATTAAACCAAAGGTAGCAATGGAGAGTAACGGAAAGTATTCTAAAACAATTGAATGTGAAGATAGAATGGGTTATCTTCGTGATTCTTTAATGGATTATTTGCCAGAGCAATATTGGAATATAAAAAATACTACTTATAATACAGACGGAAGTATTAATAGACGTGGTGTATTAGAGTATGTTTTAGATATTCACAATAAAAAACAACCTATAAATAAAAGAATTTATATGGGAGAAGTTACAATGCAAGATTCTAGTGATGAGTTATACTTTGGAATGCAACAACAAAAAAATGCCTTTGATACTTTAAAAGAAAAATTAATAGAGCATTTAGGAGGAGAATTATATTTAAGAGAGGATTCCGATGGAAAACTTTATTTAGACTATAAACCAGAAATGGGAGAAATTAAGACTACTAAAATAGCACTTAAAAGAAACCTTCAAAAGTTATCCAAAGAATCCGATCCTACTGCATTCATAACTAGGTTATATCCATTAGGAAGTAAAATTAAAAAACAAGTAGTAGAAAATGACGGAAATGTTACAGAAGTAGAAACAGATGAAAGAATTACTTGTGCAGAAGCTAACGGTGGCATTCCATATATAGATGATGAGGAAGGAATCGCAATGTATGGTATTATCGAAGGCTATAAAATATATGACCATGTGGTTTATCCTTCTACACTACTAAATCATGGCAGAGTCTTTTTAGCTACAAATAATAAAGTAAAACAGAAACATGTAATTACTGCTTTAGATTTATCTACCATTGGATTAGATATTGATTCGTTTGAAGTAGGAAATTATCATCCTATTATAAATGATTTATTAGGTATCAATGATACTTTAAGAATTATAAAGAAAACAACTAATCTTAATTCTCCAGAAACGTCTCAATTAGAAGTCGGAGATAAATATGCAACTCTGACAGAATTACAGTTAAAACGAGAGACTGCTATGAAGAATCAATTTAATGAGCGTATTGAAACAGTAGAAAATAATGTTTCTTATAATGTCTTAAAAACAAGTGAATATTTAACTTCATTAATAAATCAGTTTGCTGATAGAATTGAACAAATGATAGGTAAAACAACCGTTACTATTAAAGATTTTGAAACATACAAAACAGAAGTAAGTACTAAATTTACCCAATCGAAAGACTCTTTCGATTTTTTGTTTACTAACATTCAAGAATCTATTACTAATTTGAATGGTATTGTTTCTACCAATCAGAATCAAATGGTTAAATATATTCGTTTTGAAGATGGAAATATCATATTGGGGTTGGTAGGTAATGAAATTTTACTAAAGCAGTCTCACGATAGAATCTCATTTTTACAAAATAATATAGAAGTTGCTTATTTTTCCAATAGTAAATTATATGTTACCGAAGCAGAGTTCACAAATGGTCTAACTGTATTTAATTTGAAATTTACAAAAGAGGCTAACAATTCAATAACGATAGGATAGGAGGTAATGTATGGGAACAATTTCAGCAAGTAAGTCTATCACTATTAAAGGTGTAGGTACTTTTACTTTAAAAGCAGAATTTTCTAGTAACCAGGATAACAACAATGTTGCTCTTAATACATCACCAGTAACAGCTAAAGCAACATTGACTAAAGGAACTGGTTCTTTTTCTTATTCTACAAGACAAGGAACATTGTATATTTTGTGGCATGATAATAAAAATAACACAGATACCTTATGGGATTCTATGGATGTTAAGAAATTGATGGAAGGTAGTGTATCCATTAGTGCTACTAAAAATGTCGCACATAACGATGATGGTTCATTAAGTGGGTATGCTATTGCCAAATGGACTAAAGCCTCTGGTGGAAGTCAGTATGCTCCAGCTAGTGGTACAGTAGCAACAGATACAAAGAAATTTGATACTATCGCTAGAGCTAGTGTCCCAACTTTATCTGTATCACAAGCAACACTAGGATCTACAAAAGTTGTAATAAATACAAATAAAAAAGCTGACTTTTTTAATCATAAATTAAGCTATAGTGTTAATGGTTCAGCAGAAATTGAAATAGCCACCAATGTAGTAGATAGTTTTGAATGGATACCAGTTTTATCAATTGCTAATAATTTTACAAATGCTATAGATGGCGAGATAGTAATAAAATGTAAGACCTTTAATGGTACTACACAAATAGGTGAAACAAAAGAAGTAAAGTTAAAAGTTCTTATTCCAGATAGTGTAAAACCGTCTATTAGTAAGGTTGCTTTAGAGGAATTATCAGATGTTATGAAAGCAAAAAATTGGGGAGTTTACGTTCAAAATCATTCTAAAATTAAAGGAAAAGTTACTGCAGTAGGTTCGTATGGATCTGTGATTAATTCTTATACAATTAAAATCAATAATGAATTATTTGTTGAATCAGAATTTGAAACATCCATTATAACGATAGTTAATCCAACAATAGATGTGACTGTAGTAGATTCTAGAGGAAGAAAAGCTACCTATCAAGCAAGTGTCCCAGTTTTAGCTTATGAATTCCCTAGTATTACAGAATTTGTTGTTAATAGAAATATAACAACGAATACTAAAATGGACGTATCGTTTAAATGTAAACATTATAAGGTAAATGGAAAAAATACAAAAAAGTTTGTTCTTTTCTATAAAAAAACAAAGGATACTAATTATACTAGTTTAACAATTACTAATGTTTCTGCAGAATCTACAACAAACGATTACATTATATATAAAGGAAGTACACAGTTGACAATAACAACAGGTGATTCCTATCAAGCATATTTAGTAGTAACGGATGCTTTTAAGGATGTTTCTTCTACTGTTAAAGATGTAAATACAGTATTTAAACTTTTTAATATAACTGCAGATAAAAAATATTTTGCAGTTGGAAAATTGCATGAAGAAGTTGGTTATAATGAATTCGCAGTACCACAACTACATCTGGCAAATATTTATAGAAAAGATGGAAATTATCAAGGAGCATTTTTAAGTTGCCCTAATATTAATAGTGGGAAAATGACTTACAATAGTGGAAATAAAACATTAGAATATCAAAATGGAAGTAGTAATCACAAGATACCAGTAATAACTGGGGATATGATGCCATACTATGCTGTCAAAAGTGGTTCTCTAGTGCAATTGAAAAATGCAAGTGGTGGGAACTTATTTCCAGTTGTGGAAACTGATTATGTTGTTGTTGGTACATTCACAGAATAGGAGGAAAAAAAGATGAAAAAAGTATTGCAATTAATATGTGAACATGAGAAAATTTTACATACATACATACATACATACATACATACATACATACATACATACATACATACATACATACATACATACGGATATTTTGCAGAAAGGAGGAACTATTTAGTTAGTTGCTCCTTTTTAGAGGTGCAAAATGGCTGATGTAGTGAATAGAAAAGATGGAAGACTATGGTCTAGTACTGGCATCGTTCATAGTAATAAAAAATTGTCGGAGGTTTTGAATTTTTTGCTTGGTGAAGTTTTATTTGAAAATGGAAACGGAGAGTCTGGCAATATAACACTTTCAGAAACGTCCTCTAATTTTAGACAGATGGAAATTTTTTATAAGAGTTCTGATAACACCTGGAGTTCAGTTAAATTGGATTACCCAAATGGTAAAAGAGCTTATTTGTCAGCTGGTTGGTCTTCTGCAACGTTATATCATAAATCAAAGATAATAAGCATTGACGGAAACAAAATAACGAATCAGTCTTTTAATACATCGGCGATAGCAAATAATAAAAGTCCAACTACTACATCAGACAACTTAATTCTTATTACAAAGGTAGTGGGGCATAGATAACTAAATAAAATTTTATGGCTACAAAGGATGTAATTGTAAGAAAAGATGGTCGGTATTGGGATTCAAGGTGCATTGTTCATCAAAATAAAAAGTTAAGTGAATATTTAAAGGACACAGGTTGGAAAAATTTAACATTAGCTACAGGAGTAAAAGAGGGGACTTTATGTGGAACTCCACAATATAGGAAAATTGGAAATCATGTGTTTATACGTGGAAGTATTTCCTTCACTTTATCGGATTCAACTTTCATTTTTGCAACTTTACCAGAAACATATAGACCAAAGAATATTATTTATAGAATGTGTTCTACAGGTGGAAATAGGATAGCAAGATTAGGAGTAAGGGCAGATGGAAGTATGTTTATTGATTGGATTTTTAATCTGAATGGAACAACTAAATTTACAGGATCAATTACTTGGTTAGATATAAATATCGATTTTTTTATAGATTAGGTGGTGAGAAAATGGAAAATAAATTTGAAAAAGAAGTACTCGAAAGATTAATAAAAATAGAAACAAAAATAGACGATTACAAAGAAATTAAAAAAGATGCATCTGCAGCATTGAATTTGTCAAAAGAAAATGAAAAAGAAATAACTGAAATTCAAGATAAAATAAAGTGGCTTTCTAGAACAATAGGAGCCACAATTATAACAGGACTAATAGGTCTTGTTTTTATTTTAATAAAAATTGGAATGGGTATTAATTAAAGAAAGAAGGTAAATTATGATAAATGATATTTTAACACTTATTTATATGATGAGCATTTTAGGAATTTCTATTGTAGTAAATACAGTATTAGGAACTGTTATTGCAAAAAGAAATTTAAAGTTTGATAAGAAAAAATTAAAATCTGGGCTAATTAAATCTGTAGTGGTTTGTGTGTCAGTAATTGCATTTTGCTTAACACTGGAGCTATTGCCTTATATTTTATCGAGAGTTGAAATTAAATTGCCAGAAGAAGTAATTACAACTATCGAACTGCTAACAATATTTTTAACTGCCTATGTGAAATATGCAAAAGATATATTTGAAAAAATAAAATTATTATTAAATCAAAAGGAGAGTGAATAGTTATGAAGGTAAAAGACTTTGTAGCAAAAGCAAAGGAGATAGTAAATAAGTATAAAACATTATATGTTTTAGGGTCTTTTGGATCTCCAATGACATCAGAAAGGAAAAAATATTTTATTAATAAAAGTTCTTACAATAAAAAAAGAAGCACTATGATTAATAAAGCTTCTTCCGATACATTTGGTTTTGACTGTGTTTGTTTGATTAAAGGGATTCTTTGGGGATGGAATGGAAACAAAAATAAACCTCATGGTGGCGCTATTTATAAATCTAATGGGATTCCAGACTTTGGTTCAGATGAAGCAATTAATCTTTGCACCAATGTATCTTCTAATTTTTCTAAAATAGAAGAGGGAGAAATAGTATGGATGAAAGGTCATGTTGGAATCTACATCGGCAGTAGTGAGGTGATAGAGTGTTCACCTGCCTTCAAAAATAAAGTACAAATAACTAAATTATTCCAAAGAAAGTGGTTAAAACATGGAAAATTAAAATATATTGATTATAGTGGTAATATTGAAAACAAACCTATTACTAATTCTTCATCTAGTACCCCTAGTTCAAACGAAAAGCCTATTACTAATGTAAATATACAATATTATCCTAAATCAAATTATAAAGGCACTTCTATTGTTACAGCACTTGCTCAATTAAATATAAATCATTCATATAGTTATAGAGCAAAGATAGCTGCTAAAAATGGAATCACTGGTTATAGAGGTTCAGCAGTACAGAATACAAAAATGCTCAATTTACTAAAAGAAGGAAAATTAAAGAAGGTCTAGGAACGGTATTGAACAGTATTGAACGCTACTTCGACAAATATCGACAAAGATACAATATATAATACATTCTTCGAGAGGGGGAGTATTATGTACGAAGTATTAAAAGATATTGAATTAGAAGAGTTTATTAATGGATATTTTTCTATTTGGAAGCAAGATATATTTAAAGTATCTTGTATTGAATATGAAAATAAAAAAGAATATTTAATTAATGAACATTATTTATTTATAATTTAA